CGGGCGCTGGCCGTGAACACGTCCGTATCGAAGAGACAGTGGGCCACGATCGCCGCTCCGTACCGCGGGATACTCACCGGATGCCGGCGGCGGGCAACGAGGCTGCCGTCGGGATTGCTTTCGAGGATGCCGCCGATGGCGGCCACGAGATTGCGCGCGGCGGCCAGCGGCGTGACGTATTCCAGAAGGAGGCGTCCGGCCGGGATGATCCAGTTGGGCAACTGCCAGTCGACCGGACCCACCAGCGCCTCGACCGCCGTGCGTGCCGAAGTGGCCTCCACTCGATGAAACGTCATCGTGCCGGCAAAGGGCGCATCGAGCAGCGCCGCTGGCGATACCGCACTCACCGCGCAGCGCCGACCGGTCATCGACTCGCGGGAGAGCGTCTTGCCATCCACGACCAGCCGGAAGGTTTCCAGACCCAGGGTGAGGATGATCTCGTCGGTGATGCCGATGGCGGCAAAGTCGGCCAACTCGGCGATGTCGAGGCTGGCGATCCAGACCGGGCTGTCCTCGTCGCAGGACAAGGTCGCCTGATGGATGCGAATGCGTCGCCCTTGCCAACTGATCTCCGGCGAATTGGCCACCGCCTGCAGGGATTGATCCGCGAGCAGCGACCAGGCCGCCAGCAGCCGGCTCCCGGCCGGATCGATATCGGTGATGGCGTAGCCCACGCCGTGAAGGGCGAATTCATGACCGGGCTTCACTGCCTGTGCTCCCCGGAATTCTTCAACGCCCTCGTTGGACAAAACACTGTCAAGGAGGCGTACAAGTATTACCAGCAGGGTGTCATGCTGATCAACGATGTTCGTGCCGGATTCACTTTCGGTGGCATCACCTTCGCTGAGTATCGTGGTCAGGCAACCGATATGAGTGGCGCCACTCGCCGCTTCATCGCGCCAGGCGAAGCGCACTGCTTCCCGCTCGGCACGGTCGATACATTCAGCACCTACTTCGCGCCGGCCGACTTCAACGAGACGGCCAACACGCTGGGTCAGGTGCTCTACGCCAAGCAGGAGCCGCGCAAGTTCGATCGTGGCACGGACTTGCACACCCAGGCCAACCCGCTGCCGATGTGCCACCGTCCCGGTGTGCTGGTCAAACTGACGATGGCGTGATGACGTCCCTGAACGACCTGTATGCCGCAGCCGGCCGTGCCGGTCTGCTGACGCCGGCCACGGTCGGGGGAACGGAAGTGCTGGTGGATTTCCGTGCCCCCGATGTGGAGGTGCTCGATGGCCTGGGGCTTTCCGCCGACTATGCGATCCGATATCCCGCCGACGAGGTGCTCCTCGACACCGGGCACGAACTGGTGATCGGTGGAGTTACCTATCGCGTGCGGGAAGTGCGGGCCATCGGTGATGGCTCGGAGTGCCGGGCCACACTGACCCGGATTACCTGATCCAGTGATTCCAGAGCAGGCGTTTGATCGCGGCGTTCGCCGCCTGACGGTCGAAGCGGGCCGGATCGTAGTCGAGTCCCACCCATTCCCGAATCTCCTTGGTGTCGTCGGCATAGGGTTCGTTCTCCAGCTTATCGAGAAACTCCTGGTAACTGCCCATGCCGCCAATGTCCTCGGGACGGCAGGCGCCTTCGCCCTCTACGACCCAGGCATCACCCGGCGCAAGCGGCTCGCCGTCGTTGTCGTCGATCCACTCGACTGACAGGTGGTGCTCCCAGTTGTCGCCGAAATCGTAGAGATAGGTGAAGCGTGACCCGGTGGCGACGAGGTCGCCGATGACCAGAGCCTTTTCATCTTCGGTATGCCATTCCGGGGCATCGTTCTTCGGATCCGGCACGCCGATGTAACGCTGATCGATGCGGAATTGATGCAGGTGGGCGTCGTGCCAGCCCATGGCGGCCTGGATGACGTGATGCAGCGCGGCGAAGCTCGAGCGCGCGTCGATGCGAATGCGTCGCCATACCAGGGGACGACTCCCGGTCAGTTCGATCCGGATCTCCAGCAGGCATGGAGTGTCGGCACTGGATTTTTTCTTCTTGCGGGGTATGGCGATCACGACGGTTCCTCCTCGACCCCGGATTTTACGAAGCCCTTCCTGAAAGGACAGCATGAACTCGCTTAGAGAACGCATTCTGCAGGCGCTGATGACGCTGCTACAGCCGGTGGCCCAGGCCAATGGCGCCGCGCTGATCCGCTCGCCGCCAGTCGGTATTCCGCGCGAGCAATCGCCGGCCCTGCTGCTGTTTCCCGAGTCGGACGGCATCGCCTCACGGCCGAACGACCGCGTGGAGCGACATTTGGTACTGCGGATGACCGCACTGGCCCGCGACCAAGGCAGTGAATCGGCATTCGTCATCGCTGACCGTCTGCTGGTCGCGGCGCACGCGGCACTGTTCGCTAACGCCAACTTCGACGACCTGGCCCTCGGCCTCATGGAACTGGAGTGCGAGTGGGAGAGCGAGGGCGCCGATGCCCAGGCGGCCGCCATCCCGGCGCGCTACCAGATCACCTACCGCACCCTGGCCACCGACATCTCTCAACAAGGATGAATCCATGCGCATCGAACTGCTGAAACCCCACACCCACGCCGGCATCCATTACGTCCCGGGCGACATCGTCGCCATGGACGAGGTGCCGGCTCGCTGGCTGATCGACACCGGCGTGGCCAAGCCCGCGCCCGTTGCGAAACCCCAATCCCTGAACAAGCCCGAGGAGGCATCCAAATGAGTTACTACGCATCGTTTCAAGGCCGGGTCTATCTCGGTCGTCGCGACCAGAACGGCGAGCCGGTCGAGATCCGTTCGCCCGGCAACGTCGCCGATCTCAAGCTGTCGCTCAAGACCGAGGTGCTGGAGCATTTCGAGTCGCAGTCCGGCCAGCGCTCCCTGGATCACCGCATGATCAAGAGTAAGTCGGCGACCATCACCCTGGCCATCGAGGAATTCACCAAGGACAACCTCGCCCTGGCACTCTACGGTACCGTGCAGACCGGCAACGGCGGCACCGTCACCGACGAGACCGTGGGCGGCGTCACGCCGGCGAATTTGCCAACCATTGGCGACCGCTATTGCCTGGCCCATCCGAAGGTCAGCACCCTGATGGTCAAGGACAGCGCCGGTACGCCGACCACCCTGACGCTGGGGACACACTACACGGCGGATACCGACTTCGGCGCGATCCAGTTCCTCGACGTTACAGGCCTGACGGCGCCCTTCAAAGCGAGCTACGCCTATGGCGCAGTGACCGAGATCGGCATCTTTACCCAGCCGTTGCCGGAACGCTTCCTGCGGCTGGAACGGCTGAACACCGCGCAGGGCAATGCCCGCGTGCTGGTCGAACTCTATCGCGTGGCCTTCGATCCGCTGAAGGAACTGGCGCTGATCTCCAACGAGTACAACAAGTTCGAGCTGGAAGGTTCGCTGCTGGCCGATGCCACCAAGCCCTACGACGCGGTGCTCGGCCAGTTCGGTCGCATCGTGCAGATCGGGTGATGGCGATGGACGATGCTTCCTTCGCGGCTTTGCCGCCCGTGCCGGCCTCGGTGGACATCTCCGGCCAGACGCTCGACATCACGCCGCTCCGGGTCGGCGAACTGCCGGCCTTCGCGCGGGCGGTCCGTCCGGTCGCCCAGAAACTCTCCGCCGAGCCGGACTGGCTGCTGCTCCTGTCCGTCCATGGTGATGCGGTGATCGATGCCGTGGCGATCGCCTGTCGGCAGCCGCGCGACTGGGTGGCGGGACTGGCCATCGATGACGCCATTCACCTGGCGGAAGCGATCTTCGAGGCCAACACCGATTTTTTTATCCGCCGCGTGGTGCCGGAGGTGACGCGGGTGAGCACGCGGATCGGTACGCTGATGCCTGGGGTGACACCATCCAGCGACTCATCAATCACGGCCACCGCTACGCCGATTTCCTGAACTACACCCTGGGCCAGGTAAAGAGCTTCCTTGCCGCCATCGAGCGGCAGGAGCGCGAGTCCCTGGCCACCGGATTCGCCCTGCTGGTCACCGCACAGCGTGGCGATCCGGGCGAGATCAAGCGACTCCTGAAAGAACTGGCCCGTGAAACTCAACCTCGTCGCTGAAGGCCTGTTGGATCCGTCACGCCTGTCGGCCTGGCACACGGACATGCAGAAGGACATCCATGCCGCCGTGGCCCGGGGCATGCAGGCCGGTGGCAAGGCGATTGCCCGGGAGGCGCAGGGCAAGATGAGCGGCAGCTTCGCGGTACGCCGTCCGGGCTTCGCCCGCTCCATGACCGCGAAGCTGTACGACAAGGATCCGACCCGGCTGCCGGCGCTGCGCATCGGTTCGAAGATTCCCTGGCTGGGCATCCACGTGCGCGGCGGCTCGGTGGCCGGCAATCTGCTGATCCCGCTGCTGCCGACGCGCATTGGACCCAAGCGCTTCCGGCAAGTGATCGCTGATCTGACGCCTCGTACTCGCGTTCGATGGTGCTGACGCCGGCAATCGTCGGTGTCGACACGATGAAGATCTTGCGCCGGGCGAAGGTCCGCGTGCGGGCCTCGGCCAGTGCCACGGCATTACCTTCGCCATCGACGTCGAGCGGATAACCATCCACCTCGTCGAGGAACAGGTAACGCACCGGCATCGAGCGGAGGCCGACGGCGCTGTTGGCGCCGGTCATCACCAGCACGCCGCCCCGGTACTCCTTAGCGAGGATGGTGTTGCCCGAATCCCGGCTCCTGGCTGGTGCAATCAGTTCCTTGAGGATGAGCGACTCCTCGATCAGCGGATCGATCCGCTGCTTGGAGTTGCGCTTGGCCATTTCCACGGTCGGCCAGACCGCCATCATCGGACCGGGGGCATGGTGAATCACGTAGCCGATCCAGTTCGATCCCATCTCGGTCGCGCCCAGTTGAGCGGCCTTCATGAACACCACCCGCTCGACCGGCGAGGTCGGCGACAGGCAATCCATGATCTCCTTCAGGTACGGCGTGCGGCTGGTGCGCCAGCGCCCCGGTTCTGAGGAGGCTTTCGAGGACAGCATGCGATGCCGGTCGGACCACTCCGAGACCGACAGCAGCGGATCCGGGACGAGCCCCTCCCGCCAGGCACGTTCGATGTCGAGCGCGCCTTCGTACTCTTCCAGTTCCATCAATCCACCCGGGCGCGCAGTTCGCCGAGTTCGATCAGGTGATCGCGCACGGCGGCTTCCAGGGCGACGTGCAGTTCGTGGGCATCGATCTCCAGCTTGGCCGCCATCTGCGCGGAGATGCGCGCCGGCCAGTTGAGCCATGCGTCACGCTCCGAGCGTGCCAGCTGGAAGACATGGGCAATTGCCTGTGCCCGGTCGACCAGATCGCCCTTGAGTTGCGCCAGGCGCACCTTGTTCGTTTGCGCCTTGACCACTTCATTCACCGTCCTGGCCTGCAGCAGCGAGGTACCACCGGTCGAAAGAACGGGTGCCGCCGGTTCCGCTGGCTCCATTGCGCGTGCGCGCGACGGTTCGGATGCGGCGGATGCTGTCTTGGCCGAGGCGGGTTTCCTGGCAGACACCGTGTTCTGTGCCCAGTCCAGGTCGGCCCGGTTGGGCTCGATCGTGCCATCTGGCTCGGGCGTGATGCGCCCGCTATCGATCGCCTTTTTGACCGCCACGTGAGAGACGCCGCGATGCCGGGCGTAGGCGCGTATCGACAGACCCATGATCTACATCAAGCCCATCGCAGGGGTTCTCCAACGTTGCGATTCAGAGCTTGGCTTTCCTCCAGAACAGCGCGTTCATGCAATCACCATCACCACACGCGAGGCAGACAGCATGAACAGCAAACAAACCATCGAGGCCAAAGTCATCGACACCAACCATCGCCTGCGCGGCTGGATGAACGTCGATGTCGAGTTTCACCAGAACCTGCCGGTCGAGGTCATCCACGACGGCAAGGCCTAAACCTACACGGGCAAGGACGGCGTCTGGATGTCCACCGGACGCGAGACGCGCGAGATGGCCACGATCGAAGACGCCCGGCTCTGGATCACCCTCGACGGACGCATCGTCCTCGAAGACTGAACATCACCCACCACCAGGAGATCACCATGACCACCCGCATCACACTCAGCACCACCCAGTACGACATCCTCGAACACGCCATTGACCAGGCCAACGGCCAGATCGTCTGGTTTCCCAACAACGTCAAGGGCGGCGCCCGCCAGAAAGTCATCCAGGGACTCTTCAACAAGGCTCTGATCACCCGTGACGACCAAGACAACTACTTCGTCGCCGCCGAGGGTTACGTGGCCCTTGGGCGCGACTTGCCGGTGCCGGCCACCACTCACCCCGACTCCGAGGTCGAGGCAGCCGTGTCGGCCGCTGAGGCCAACTGGGCGCAAGAAAAACAGGCCGCAGCCCAACGTCTGCTCAAGGTCGGTGTCGAGGGCAATCATCGTCGTACCCGACCCGCCAAAGGGATCCAGCACCACATCGCCCGGTCGACTCGAATTGCGGATGGCCCGTTCCACCAGTTCCACCGGCTTCATGGTCGGGTGCAGATCATTCTTCTGCGGCTTCTTGATCTGCCAGACGTCGCCCTGGTCACGATCACCGCACCAGTGGCGATCGGCACCCTCGGGCCAGCCGTAGAGAATTGGCTCGTACTGACGCTGATAGTCGGCACGCCCCAGGGTGAAAGTGTTCTTGGCCCAGATGACGAAGGTCGACCAGTGCCCTCCGGCGGCGCGGAATGCTGCCTGCAGGCGGTCGAGTTCGCTCGACGACATGGCCACGTAGATACCGCCCTGGCAATGCGCCACGGTGGGCGTCAGTGCGGCCAGCAGGAAATCGTAGAACCCGTCGCCCAGATTGTCATTGAGGATTGCGCGGTCCTTGCCGCGCATCTTGTCCTTGGCCGAGTTGGCGTAATTGACGTTGTACGGCGGATCCGTGAAGACCATGTCGGCAATCTCGTCGCCGAGCACCGTCGCATAGGCATCCGGGTCGGTGGCATCACCACAGAGCACCCGGTGTTCGCCACAGATCCAGACGTCACCCGCGCGAGAGATTACGGTGCCGGAATCTTCTGGTGCCGCATCCTCGTCGGTGTCACCCTCGGTGGTGGTTTCTTCGCCGGCCATGAGGTCGGCCAGCGCATCGGCATCGAAGCCAGTCAGCGCCAGGTCGAATTGATCATCCTGCAGCGCGGCCAGTTCCACCTGCAGCATAGCCTCGTCCCAGCCGGCGTTCTCGGCGATGCGGTTGTCTGCGATCACCAGAGCGCGACGCTGGGTCGGTGTCAGATGGTCGAGTACCACGACAGGCACCATGGCCAGGCCAAGCTTCTGCGCAGCCGCCAGGCGACCATGTCCCGCGACGATGACACCATCGCCGCCGGCCAGGATCGGATTGGTGAAACCGAACTCGGCGATCGAGGCCGCGATCTGGGCGACCTGGGCATCCGAATGGGTGCGCGAGTTGCGGGCATACGGTACCAACTTGGCCGTGGGCCATTGCTCGATCTTGTCGGCAAGCCAGGAGATGGTCATGCCAGACCTCCCAGTCGCTCGCTAGCCACAGCGTCAAAAGTCTGTCCCGTCGCTGCCAGCGTGACTGGCACCTCGGGAAAGTTCTGCTGGAAGCGTTTCACGGTGACGTCCACATACTCCGGCGCGATCTCGGTGGCGCGTACCTTTCGGCCGGTGCGCTGGGCGGCCAGCAGGGTTGTGCCGGAGCCGCAGAAGGGTTCGAAGACGATTTCGCTGGCATCGGTGTAGGACTCCAGAACGAACTGGGGCAGCGCCACCGGGAACACGGCCGGGTGGTCGATGTCCTGCCCGATCTTGCCCTTGTGCCGCATGATGCGAATGACGGAATCGGGAATCTTGGTCTCCTGCGTGACCTGGCCGACATGGTTCCAGGCGGTTTTGCTGCCATCCTTGTTGCGCATGCCACCGGCACTGGTGCCGTCGCCACGCAGGTGGGTGTCGCGCCCGGCATAGATGCAGGGTACGAATTTGTTCGGGCGGCGGGCCTCGGAGTCCTTCCGGTTGAAGTGAAAGACGAATTCGAACGAAGGTGCCAGCCGGCCATTCCAGTCACCGGGCAATCCCGGCCCCTGGTCCCAGACATACCAGGCAAAACGCCGCCAGCCCTGGGTACGCATCCAGTCCAGCCAGCCGTCCCAGTAGGGAATGACCTCCTGCTCGCGGTGGATCAGGCCGAGGTTGACTAGCACCTGGCCGTTCGCGGCCATCGGCAGGTTGGCGAAGACGCCCCGCATCAGGGCATCCCAATCAATGATGGTGTTCGTGTAGTCCCGTTGATTACCATAGGGCGGCGAGGTGAAGCACAGGGCGGCCTGATCGCCAGCCATCAGCGTTCGGACGACGGGTGGATCGGTTGCATCGCCGCAGATAACGCGATGCGTACCGATCTGCCAGACATCCCCTGGACGCGATACCGGGTTCGATGGCGCTTCCGGCACATCATCGGCGGCATCCTCTTCGGTGTCGGCCGATGACTCGTCCTGCAATGCCTGCTCGGCACCAATCAGCAGTTCCTCGATCTCTTCGTTGGAGAAGCCGGTCATGGTCAAGTCGTAACCTGACTCGGACAACTCGGCCAATTCCAGCGAGAGCAGTTCCTCGTCCCACCCGGCGTCCAGTGCCAAACGATTGTCGGCAATGACATAGGCTCGTTTCTGTGCCGACGAGAGGTGACCAAGTTCAATCACTGGCACTTCCAGCAGATCCAGCTTGCGCGCTGCCGCCAGACGGCCATGACCGGCAATGATGCCGTTGGTGCCATCGACGAGGATGGGCTGAGTCCAGCCGAACTCGACAATGCTGGAGGCGAGCTTGGCGATCTGCGCCTCGGAATGCGTGCGCGGATTGCGGGCGAAAGGGATCAGCGTCTCGATCTTGCGATACTCGACGCGCAGTTGTTCGGTCATTGGAATGCAAAAACCCGCCACAGGGGCGGGTCGTCAAAGGGTGGTAACTCGATTCAGGTGGTAACCAGGGTGGTAACTGGTAACCTCAATTTGCGGTCTGACGGTAGCGAAATGCCGGGCTGTCGCCCCCCGCATGGGTTATTGCACAGGAAGGACCCGTCAAAATCTGTGTAATTGGCGCCGGTTCGGTTGCACAGATGCCGAGTCTCTTGCGAGGAATATATCATTCTGATATATTGGCGCCATGCACATCATTTCGTTAAAGATGCTGCGGGACTTCTGGCACAAACATCCTGAAGCCGAGCAGCCCTTGCGCAACTGGCACACCGTCGCGGAACATTCTCGCCTTGCCGATTTTGCCGACCTCAAGCAAAGCTTCGGCAGTGCGGATTACGTTCCTCCCTATACGGTGTTCGACGTGGGTGGAAACAACTATCGCGTCGTCGTCATCGTGCGCTACCGGGACGGCAAGATGTTCGTGCGTTGGGTGATGACTCATCGGGAATACGACAACTGGTGCAAGCTCTACAGGAAAGGCAAGGTGTGATCATGACAACTGCTACCGCTACTCTCGACATCAAGACGCTGCAAAAGACCTGGGCCGCGTTTGACAGGGTTGCGCACCTGCGTCCGATCCGTACCGAAGATGAGTACAACCGTACCGTGGCACTGATGAATTACCTCCTGGACATCATCGGTGACCAGGAAGATCACGCAATGTCAGGCCTGCTCGATCTGGTGAGCGAGTTGGTGGAGGACTACGACGCCAACCACTACACGATCGAAGCATCTGAGCCGAAGGAGGTTCTACGCTACCTGATCGAGACACGCGGCTTGAAGCAAGGCGACCTGGCTGAAATCGTGCCGCAAAGCAATCTGTCGGCCATTCTCGCGGGCAAGCGCAAGATCAGCGCAACCCTTGCCGGCAAGCTAGCCAAGTACTTCAACATCAGTCCTGCGGTATTCGTGCCGGCCTGACAACAGCAGATTCGGCGCGAGGAAAGAAAAGCGCCCGCAGGGACTGCCTGCAGGCGCTTTTTTCACATCTTGGCGAAATGGTAGTCCTTCGATGTTCACCGGTCAATATGCGTTCTGCAATTAGTTTTCAAATATCCATAATGCATTGCAAGCATGCCCAGCGCAGCGACCAGAATCCCGCGTGCCTCGGGCTGCGACAGCTGACGTCCATTCCATCCCTGTAGCGCCGCCCACTCCTTGATGCTGTGGCCAAGGCCGGCGACATACCAGACTGCCGAACCGCCCGGACTGCCGATGCCACCCACTGCGTCCATCGCTTCGCCGACCCGCTTGCGCGCAAAGGCGACGCGCTCGGTCATGCTGTCACGCCACTGGCCACCGGGGATGCGGTCGAACGATGGAACCGATGGCCCTGACAACTGCGCCAGAACGAAGGTGGAAGCAAAGTCCTGCCCGGCATCGTGCATCGCACCTGTGATCGTGCCGTTCTTCATCATCGTGCCCAGGGTGTCAATCGTGCGGAAATGCTCGTTGCCGGCATGCTCTCCGCTGGCTTCCCGCGACCACTCCGCCTGCCGACCGCCGGAGATCGGGATGACATCGCCCTGACGAAGCGGACGGGGGGATTCACGCTTGGCCATGGACATCCTCCTTACCAGCCAGTCGCCGACCGTACAAGCGGGTGCCAATACCTTCCAGAAACTTGCGCTCCCACGGGTCGGTGATCTGCTCGGGCATAACCACGAGCACGCCTTGCTTGTGCCAGGCAGCGGCTCGCATCGCGCGCAGTTCCGCCTCGCTCGCCGGGCTGACCGGAATGAGCCTGGCCAGGGCGCAGGTCAGTGTCGTCATGATGCGCTCCCGGACAGTGCCCAGTCCAGGATGGCCAGCGCATCGGCTTCGTTGTCATCGCACGGCGTGTAGCCACGCGCCCGGGCAACCGCGATCATCGAACAAACCGCGCTGCGTGTCATCCATCATCGCCATGGCGTACTCGAGATCGCGCGCGGTGTGGATGTCATCGTAGTAATTGCGGACCCCATCCCACAGCGGGACAACATCTTCCGCATCGGCCAATATGTCCAACCAGTCTGATTCTGGCTCGTTGGCTGCCTCGTCACGGGTACCGTAGATCATGTGCTGGCGGTCGCGCACGATGGCCTGGGTCAGTTCGGCCGCGCGATGGTGCGAGACGACGCCAGCAAAAGTGCCAGGCTTGCCACGCGATTCGTCGTAGCGGCCTTCGCGCTCCAACAGTTCGAGCAGGATGTCCTGCTCGACATCCTCACGGTCTTCCTGAGTCAGGCCGATCTTGTGGAAGACCTGCCATGCGTTGGCGCGAGCGGCGGACTGTGCGGCGGAAAGGTAGCTGTTGGGGATGGTCTGCATGGTCGATCCTTTTCTTTTAGTCTTTAGTCAATAGTTAACGCTGTTTTCCAAGAAAAGGCACCCGCAGGTGCCTTCTCAGTCACGAACGGGTCAGGTCAATGGACGAGTGCCTCATCGCTGATCAGTCCGTACTTCTTCATGCGCACCTCGATGAACTTCGGCGTCACGCCGAACATCGGCGCCAGGGCGCGGGTAATGTCGGGCAAAGACACCGTGGCCTCGAACTCCGTGATGACGAGCTCGGCGAAATCGCGCACGCTCGGGCCGCAGATCGACGGCTGGTAGTTGATCTTCACGGAACGACGCAGGGCTTCCTCGGTGACGCGCTCGACCAGCAGTTCGCGCGGCACCAGCAGCAGGCCCATGAATTCATTGGCACGCCATTCGGCCCATCGGACATGGCCAGGCTGGGGCGCCGGCTCCGGCTTGAGGTGCGCTGGGGTGTCGGTCACCGCGCGGAATGCGCGGCTGTGGGCAGGATCGTCACCGAACAGCGAGGGCGTGCGCTGCCCCGCGATTAGGAAGGGGGCATCGAAGATGCCGTGGCCGAACTCATGGGCGAGGCTGGACAGCACTACCTCGGCCCGGCGTGTGGCGCTGATCGGCGAGACGCAAATGTTGACGGCATCCATGCCGATCTCGGGCATGAACTCGAAGACGCCCAGGACTTCGCTGCCATCGTCGTCATGCACGACGTTGTCGACATCCACCCAGGTTTCGTAGTCGATGCCATTGACGCGCAGGCGGTCGATGCCCGCCAGTTCCTTCAGATCAAGGCGGGGACGGGATTCCGCCCCCAGCTGGCGGCGCACCTGGAGCGCCACCTGTTCGATGTCGTTGGATTTGATGTAGTGCGGCCGGCCATCCGGCGAGTGGCGGTAGGTGATTTCCAGTGCAGTCATCGTCAGCCTTCTTGTTCGTGTTCGTTTCAGATCATTTGCTTCCCTGCCGGTACATGCGGATGATATTGGCGACATCCCTCTGCATGTCCGGCGGTAGTCGTGCTGCCTCGGCAAACAACTCGTCAGCGGGTATACCGAGAATCGCCGCCGCTTTCTCAATGAGGTCGTCCTTCGGCGGGTTTTCCTTGCCGTTCTCGATACGGGACCAATAGGCGGGACTGATGTCCAACCGCTTCGCCATCTCGGTCAGCGTGAGAGGAACCTCCTCGCGCTTTTTGCGTACGTAACTGCCAAACTCGCTCATGCTCCCAGCCCGGTTATTAAGTTGTTGCGCAATTATGCAATGCTTCAATCTCCGAGGCAAGCCAAGTATAAGCACGTCCTCTGAGCGATGGAAGCAAAAAACTTTAACTCTCTATATATCAGTTGGTTAGTGATTTTCATAGTAGTTTCGACCGCAAATCCCCAGCCTTTAATAGCGCCTTGACTTGTTAATGACTATCGTAGTAGTCTTTAACCTTCATTGCTCTTGTTAAAGGCATCGTGAAGCGCTCCGACCTCAGCCCCTCGCACCAGAAGCGACTCATTCCGGTTCCCGACCGGTCGGGGGCGTTCGCACTCATCCCGCCACCGACACCGACCATGGTGCCGCTGACCGGAATCGAGCATGAGGTGCTCAAGGCACATGAAGCCCTCGGGCTGGTTCGGCAATTGATCACTGACTTGCCGAACCCGGATCTAATCGCCCGCACGCTGGACCGGCGCGAGGCGGTGAAAAGCAGTCAGATCGAGGGTACCCACGCCGAAGTTGACGAGTTGTTTGAATACGAAGCGACCGGCGACGATGAAGGCCTGCCCGGCGACGTGCGGGTCACGCTCAATTACGTCAAGGCACTCGACGTCGGACTACAGGCGGTTCGACAGGCAGGCAACCCGGCGATCACGAAGTCGCTGATTCAGGATCTGCATCGCGTGCTGATGGACGGCGTCAAGGACTACCGCGATGTGCCAGGGGAACTACGTACCATCCAGAACTGGATTGGCAGCGGCAACATCTACGATGCCAGTCTGGTACCACCACCACCCAATCAGGTCAGCCCCTGTCTCGACGATCTGATAGGCCTGTTGCAGTATCAAGCGGACGGCGTTGCCGTGGTTTCGATTGTGGTGCGACTGGCGATCGCGCATGCCCAGTTCGAAGCTATCCACCCCTTCCGTGATGGCAATGGTCGTGTCGGACGACTGCTGCTGCCCATCATGCTGGCGGCGGAGGACTATCCGCCGGTCTACCTCGCTGGCTATCTGAAGTCGAATCAGCGCAGCTACTACGACACCCTGCTGGCCGTGCAGACGCGAGGCGAATGGCAGGCGTGGGTTCGTTTCCTGGCACGCGGGATCGTCGAGTCCTGCAACGAGGCGGCTGAGATGACGCGCCGCCTGCTGGCGTTGCGCGACGAGTGGCGCCAGCGGGTAGCCTCATTGCGTGGCGATGCCACGGGTCGCAAGCTGGTGGAGATCCTGATCGGCTCGCCGATCGTGACGGCGAATTCGGTCAAGCAGCAGTTGGGCGTCAGTTTCCCGGCAGCGAACACGGCACTCGGGCAGCTGGTCGACCTGGGCATCCTGCAAACTTCCGAGCGGCGGCGCAACAGGATCTTCGTGGCGAGCCAGGTGGTGGCACTGTTGCGGCGAGGCGTTGAGTGAGCATTTCGAAGACTCCCCCAGTTCCACTTCGTGACTTCGAGAGAATTTCCCAGACCGTACTTGGCATCCTCGTTGCGGAAAAGGCTGACATTACGGCAAGTTGCCTGTTCTTCGGAATTGTTGGCGAGTCAATCCTGAACAGACATTACAAGCTGAATTCCAAAGCAGTTGTTGGTTCCGCTGCCTTCAATCTCGGCGGCGAAAAATCCATCGCATTCGCCAACCCCGACGGGATGCCCACTTCTGATGGAGGCGTGAATTTCCATTGTTGGGTAGAAGCCAACGGATGGTTCCTTGATTTCTCTTCACTCGTCTTTCCTGAAATCGTTACCTCACTTGGAAACGGTACATGTCCGAGACTGATGTTTCAGAAGCCGCTGTTGAAGTCTTCATTGTCATTCTCCGATCTTCATCAAGCAGGAGATTTTTTCTGCAGATCTGATGAGCAGTTAACGCGAGGTCGGATTGCCAACTTTCGCAGTAAGTTGGCATATAACGATCTTGTCGAGATTTGTACTGACTGGTACAAGAGACCGCCAAAACCAATGCAGACGATCGGTCTTGGCGACCAGCATGGGAGAGTCAAGCCTGCGGCCCTTTCATCATTCAAGTTCAATGGTGTATGGGGTTGAAGGAAAGATCCATCAGTGCGGCATAGGGTGATTCGCAGCTCCTGAGAAATTTTCTGCCATCGACAGTAAGAATCAGTACGACCCACTGATTCATTACGCCATGTCACCCACGCTGCCCAATCTACCCTCGGCTGTCTCCCCCATACGCGCCATTGCCATCATCCTGGCCCACGGCGTCGTGCGCCTGCACCAGCGCCAGAAAGAACTTGATAACCGTACCGAACAGCGCGTTCATGACTGCGTCCTGGCAACCAAAGGAGAAACGCAGTGACAGACAAGGTATTGCAGCGCATCGTCGCTCTCAGGGCGATGCCGATCGATAAACTCAAGCAGACGTGGCGGGATCTGTATAAGACAGAGCCTCCCGCCTACAACCGCAAGCATCTGGAAAACCGCTTGGCCTACCGGATCCAGGAACTGGCCTACGGCGGGCTCAAACCGGCCACCATCAAGCGGCTTGAGGAACTCGGCGAGCAACTGGATGGCGGCAACCCCAAGGTGCGAAGTCGCCGCGTTGATGGCCGCCCGGTTGCTGGTACCAAATTGATACGCGAGTGGCAGGGTACTGCCCACGAGGTAATCATTCACGTCGACCACTTCGAATACGAAGGGCGCCCTTACAAATCGCTGTCCCATATCGCCAAGCACATCACCGGTACCGTCTGGAATGGCTGGGCGTTTTTCGGGCTCAGGAAAGTCGGTGGTCTGGCATGACGGAGATTGTTCGCAAGATGCGCTGCGCGGTCTACACGCGCAAGTCCACTGAGGAAGGGTTGGACATGGACTACAACTCCCTCGATGCCCAGCGTGATGCGTGCGTGGCCTATATCGCCTCGCAGAAGATCGAGGGGTGGGTGGCGGTGGATGCCGCCTACGATGATGGAGGATTCTCTGGCGGCAATCTCAACCGACCTGGCCTGCAGCGGCTGCTGGCGGACATCCGCGAAGGACTGGTTGATGTCATCGTCGTCTACAAGATCGACCGGCTGTCGCGCTCCCTGGCCGATTTCGCCAAACTCGTCGAGTTGTTCGATGCACAGAAGGTGACGTTCGTCTCGGTCACACAGAGTTTCAACACCACCACCAGCATGGGGCGCCTGACACTGAACATCCTGCTCTCCTTCGCCCAATTCGAACGGGAACTGGCCGGCGAGCGGGTGCGTGACAAGATCGCCTCATCGCGCAAGCGTGGCATCTGGATGGGGGGCATGCCACCGTTCGGCTACGACGTGGTTGAACGCAAGCTTGTGCCGAATCCTGTCGAAGCCATGCTGGTGAAGCGGATTTTTGAGAGTTTCATCGCCATCGGATCGATGACGACCCTGGCCAGGCAACTCCGCGCCGAGGGCGTGATGACCAAATCCTGGACGACCCTCAAGGAGAAAGATCGCCCTGGCAAGTTGATCGACAAGGGCTACCTCTACAAACTGCTCAAGAATCCGGTGGTGATCGGCATCGCCGCCTACAAGGGCAAACACTTCCCCGGTGAGCATGAGCCGATCATCGACAAGGCACTATGGGATCAAGTGCAGGAAACGCTGGCGCGCAAGGACGTGGCCAAACGCGCCCAGATCAACCGGCCGAGCCGCGCTCCTGCGCTGCTGAAGGGCCTGATCTTCGCCAGTGATGGCTACGCCATGACGCCCGGCCACAGCGTCAAGAACGGCAAACGCTACCGCTACTACGTGAACACTACATCAATCAAGATCGGCAAGGACGCCTGCGAACTCGCCAGGGTGCCGGCCGGCGACATCGACGCCAAGGTGGTCGATCAGGTGCGCTGGATTCTGCAGGCACCGGAGGTTATCGCCCAGGCAGTCGCGGAAGTTCAGAAGCTGACCCCGGCAACCGATGAGCAGCAGACTATCCAGACCCTGCAGTCGATCGAGGCGGTTTGGGACGAACTGTTCCCGGCCGAGCAGTCAAAGATCACGCACATGCTCGTCGACAAGGTCACGGTCAGTCCAACCGGCATCAAGATCGACATGAAGATGACCGGCATGCGCGATCTGGTTCAGTCGATGCTCAATGACAACGAATGGAAGAAGGCGGCGTGATGGGCACGGACGTCATTTCGATCGAGATCCCGATGGCCTTCAAGAAGCGTGGCGGGCGCAAGGTCATCGTGCTTCCGGACGGCTCCCATGGCCACCCTCAACCTGCGGCAAGCATCGACAACACTCTGATCAAGTCGATTGCACGGGCGTTTCGTTGGCAGAAGCTGCTGGAAAACGGGACCTATACCTGCCTGGACGACATTGCGCGGTCGGAGAAGATCGGCGCGTCGTTTGTCAACCGCGAAGTTCGGCATTGCTCCAGCAGTCAACGTACAACATGTGCAATTCGAACATTGGTGGGAGGATAGCTTCGTCCAGCGCCTTGTTGTCGAAGGACTCCACAACGCAGGAATTACCAGGGACGACGAGCTAGCCAGCGCCCTGCAGCTTGTCGAGCATGCAAGTTCGGCAGTCGACGAGATGGACGACAACAGGGATGGAAATCGTGGTGAGGCCTGGCGAATGCTATCCCGCATTTACTCGGTTCCAGGCAACACCCTTGGCCTGCAAGGAGGGGTAGCGCTGGCACTCGCTTGCGGTGTGCCCCCGAAACAGGATGGAAGCATTTCACACAAGGAGCAAGTTGGGATCCTTGGCGCGATTGCAGATGAACTCGCGGATGGATTCAAGACAGCCATTAATCGTATCAGCGAGGCTAACGAGGACCATCCTGCAAACAAGGCACTGGAAGGATTCCTCGCCCACATTCAGGCACGGTGCGACATTCCCACGGCGTTCGAGCGAGCCACCGAAGCCTTCTATCTCCCGGCCGACACTCCAGAAATCTCAATCCCGCCAACTTGGTGGTCAACGCTAACCGTGGAGTGCTGGACCGAACTCCTTGCAGATGACTCGGAACCTCCCGGTGATGCAACCCTCGCCATCGAATGCTCAAATCCTCTCATGCCTGTAACCAAGGGCATGCCAGCAATTGTTCGCGATGAAGTCAAGCTCGGGATCACATTGCATTCTCCCTTGACCGACACGGCCCCAGTTCTCCTCTCCGGTGGATCGATTGGCAAGTCTCCTATCCTGATCGAAGTTGTAAAGCATGCCATCCACAATGACATGCCACCTGAGAAAGGCCAGAAGGCGCCTGTCGCCTACAAGGTGGAGGCTAGCGGTTTCAAGAGTGCAACGACCAAGGTCGTATCACTAGCCACATGGACCCCGGGGATAGTCGTCACGAGCAGGCTGGCCCGAAAGCTCGCCCTTCCCAAGAAGCCTCGGAAGGCTAGCGAGAAGATCGACTGGGAATCCTTCCTTGCGCTTCCGGGATCAGGACGATACGAGCTATTGCTGCTCACGCGCCCAGGAACAAAACTGGTTAAGGTCACCGGCATACCCGACGATGCTAGCGAGTCTTTCGGAAATGGCCCGCAGGACCTCAAGTTTCACTCGACCCGGGATGGCGGCTTCATGGTGGAGGTAGAGGCCGATGGCAAGTATCAGGTCGAGATCTCATATAGACAGGAAGGCAAGCAGGAGGACGAGATATGCAGGACCTACATCTCGTGCGAAGAGACAAAGGAGGAAGGCTGCAGGAGCGAGTTCGAGCTACTCATCAAGCGCAACAGGCAGCAACTAGAGAAGTTCAACACCAAGCTCGTCGTACAACTGGACAGGCATGCCCGCTCGGCAAGCCTGCAGGCCTGGCTGCTAGATGAACAATATATCGACAAGTCATTTATCCCGATTGTCTTCGCCGATGACTACCACGCGACGTGGGCACCTCCGGAATGGGATTCGCCGAATGGCCCCATTTTCTCCCAAGCGCGTTTCCTGCATGATCCGAGACCCATGGCAACTGCCTTCGCGCCACCGCCAAGATTCATAGAGGCTCGCAGGGAAATTGCCCGGAGGATCAGGGAAAGCACCGATGATCACTCCGGGCTTGCCGAATCATCTCCGCTTGGCAAGTGGCTACTGCTCGACCAGGAGTTCCGCGAGATCGTCGAGTCATATCTGGATGCATATACTGACTGGCTAGCTTCAGACAAGGAGATAGCGAACTGGGTTGACACGATAGCCGTCTGCCCCAGGCAATCAGATGGACACACACTTGCCCGGATTCCAGATGCCATCGTCCTCACGCCACTACATCCACTGCGGCTTGCATGGCACTGCCTGGCTCAGCAAGTGCTTTTCCAGGAACTCGAAGGGAACGACTCTCGACCATGCCCATCCACGCCGAATACCGCCGGCTCCTCGGGGGGAAGTCTGATTCCCCAATGTCCATCATCGACGACTTGGTTGACATGGAGGTCTTCGAGAAATCCCCAGAAAAGACCACGTCGTTCGACGAGTTCCTCGACGGAATCGTGGTGGTCTCGCTCGATGCCATGGGACAGGATGACCGAAGCAAGAACATGCTCGTGGCAATCATGCTCAACATGTTCTACGAGAACATGCTCAGGACACCAAAGCGTCCATTCATCGGTAGCAATCCCCAGCTACGCGTAGTTGACTCATACCTGCTCGTCGATGAGGCCGATAACATAATGCGCTACGAGTTCGACGTGCTACGCAAGTTGCTGCTACAGGGACGTGAGTTCGGCGTTGGGGTCATCCTTGCATCCCAATACCTGAGGCACTTCAAGGCCGGGGCCACCGACTACCGGGAGCCCTTGCTTACCTGGTTTATCCATAAGGTTCCGAATACCACTCCGGCCGAGCTAGGAGCACTCGGCTTCACCTCCGATCTAGGCGAACTGTCCGAGAGGGTGAAGACACTTCAAAACCATCACTGTCTCTTCAAGTCATTTGACATTGCGGGCGAGGTAATTCGCGGCCTTCCATTCTACGAGCTAGCCATGAACATCCCAGAAGCCCCCCCTCAATCCTAGCGAGATGGCTGATTTCCTTTCGCCTGAGGAGCGCTCCGAAAGGATGTCACGTATCCGGGGCAAGGACACCCAGCCGGAACTGGCGTTGCGAAAAGTCCTCCATGGACTAGGGTTTCGCTATCGCCTGCACGGAGTTGGCTTGCCTGGCAAACCGGATATTGTTCTATCTCGATACAAGGCCCTGGTATTTGTTCATGGCTGTTTCTGGCATCGTCATAAGGGTTGTAGCATCGCAACCACGCCAAAGAGCAACACAGCGTACTGGATCGATAAATTCGAACAAAACAAGGTGCGCGACCAGAAAGTCAAAAAGAAGCTACAGACACTTGGCTGGAGAGTATTCGTCGTGTGGGAATGCGAGGTTTCTTCCAGCAAGAAGGCCAATCATGCTGGCGAACGATTGGCAAAGTTGATACGTAGTAAAGAGAACTAAGCGCAGTTCGTATCCCCGCCGAACCCAGCAGACACGCCAACACAAACTCGGCGCAGACCGCCCGAAAACCCGCACCAGAAGGGCGATTGAAAACCTGCACCGAGATGCACGTAGTCAACAGGTTTCGAGAAAAACGGCCTGTAAGAACGCAGAATTCAGAAAATGGGGTGGTGCGAGGTCAACAGGTATAAACGAAAAACCCCGCAAACACTGGCGTGTAGCGGGGTTTCCGTGTTGACCAAAGAAAGTTTGGTCAGGTGTTACTGGCGGGCCAGAAGATATGCCAACACAAACCGTCTACGCTGTAACTTATTGATTATCAAGCAACCGCAAACTGAATATTAACCATCCGGCCGAGCGCCGCAGCAGCGCTGGCAAGGGTAGTCAAGGTCAGGCTCGGATCTGCATCATCGAGCAAGCGATTAAGCGCGGCACGGCTAGTGTGCATGCGCTTGGCCAGTTCGGTTTTCGTGATTTGTTGCGCCTTCATTTCCTCGGCGATTTGCCAGGCAATGACGCGCTTCAGGGCGACGGCGGTCGCGTCTTCAAGGATCGCCTCTTCCTGTAGAAAATCATCGAAGCTGCTGCCGATATTCTTCTTACCCATGCTCATCTCCTTTTCAACTGCTTCAGCCTGTCCTTTGCCAAGTCAAGGTCAGGTCCGGGCGTCTTCTGCTGCTTCTTGATAAAGCCATGCAGGAGCACCATGGTCTGGCCCTCGGTGACAAACAGGACACGGGCTATACGATTGCCCAGTTTGGTCCGAACTTCCCAAATTTCACTGCCTAGATGATCGACCAACGGCATGCCCAAGGGCCAACCGAATTGCACGGTCTTGATGTCCTCCCCGATCATTTTCCGATCAATGGCAGGCAAATCCTTCAACCATTCCCGAACGGGCTCTGCACCAGCATCTGTGCGGAAAAATCGAACATCAAGGATGGGGCTCATACATTAAAGCGTATCATTTATGGTACATATGCGCAAGCGAAAGTAAATTTAGCGACTCTTATTGCAAGTTTCAAATAGCTCTGAAGAACCGCTCTCCTTGGCAATCTTGTAACCCATTGCCCTGTATCCACGCTGTCGCTTGTCCCACATCCGCAGCAGGGCCGGGTGTCCGGTATCCACGAAATCAATGATCCGCACATCGGTCTTGGTGGCGTGCTCGCGGTGGAGGCGGCCGACATATTGCTGCAGGGTTCCCTTCCACGAGATCGGCATTGCCAATACCAACATGTCGAGAGCGGGATGGTCGAAGCCCTCGCCGACAAGCTTGCCGGTCGCAATCAGGACCCTCGGAGCCTCGGGCGGTAGTTCGTCAAGCTCAGCGATCATGGAGGCCCGTTGTTTCTTCGACATACGACCGTGCAGCACGAACGGCGTCTGGACCAGTCCATCCAAGGCTGCCAGAATTGCGTCGAGGTGCTCCGTGCGTTCGGTCAGAACGAGAACCTTGCGACCTTGCTGGTAGGCATCCCGAACCTCGACGGCAATCGCATCGGTACGTGCCCGATCGATTACAAGATGTCGGAATACATCCTGAATGCCGACTTCGAGCGGCAAATCGATCCGCGTGAAGAGTGATCGCGGCTCTACAACCAGATCGCGTGGCGCGCTGGCCTGCTTGGTGCCGCGTAACGGATCGGCCCGCACTGCATGAAGATGATTGGCTGCTGCCCATCACGACGAATCGGCGTTGCCGTCAGGCCGAGCACGTATTTTGCCTTGGCTACTTTCAGAATCGCGTCGAATGAGGCAGCACCAATATGGTGGCACTTGTCGATGATGACATGGCCGTATTTTTCGACGACAGGGTTGATCTCACCCTGTCGTGACAAAGACTGCATCACGGCGATATCGATCTTGCCAGTCGGTTTGGCTTTGCCGCCACCGATGGTGCCAACTACGCCCTTGCCGACACCCAGAAAGGATTGCAGACGCTCCTGCCATTGCTTGAGCAGTTCGGTGCGATGCACCAGCACCAGCGTATTGACACCCCGCCGGGCAATCATTGCCGCCGCTGTCACCGTTTTGCCGAAGGCAGTCGGAGCGCAGAGCACGCCGGCATCATGCTTGAGCATGGCCGTCACGGCCACCTCTTGGTCCGGACGTAGGGTACCGGCGAAACCGACATCCAAAACGACACCGGTGTGCTGTTCATCAATTAAATCGCAGGCAATCCCGTTGTCACGCAGCAGGTCCAGAGCTGCATCAAGGCAGCCACGCGGCAGGGCGATGTGATTGCCGCAGAACTCCCGGCCGTTGTCGGTCAGGATGGCCTGCACCGGCACCCCGATCGCGTCGTAGAAGGGCAGCACTCGCTCATAGAGCAGATCGCAGGCCGTCACCGGCATCTTCGAGCTGTAGCGCTTGGCGAAGGCCAGCGAACAGAAGGTATCGACCACCACCTGGACATAGACCTTGCCGACGCCCTTCAAGGTGCCCCAGTAGAAGGTGTCCTGGTTCAAGAGCTCGCCCGGCGCCGAGGACTCGACATGCCGGCAGCGGAAGTCCGGACTGTGGCGGTCGAGTAGCAGGATCTGGGCGTCGGTGAGGATGAAGGTGGTGTTCTCGCGGGATTCCCGTTCCAGGCGCATCAGGCGCTTGTAGCGGGTCTCCAGATCGTGGCGCAGCCAGACACCGCGCACGCCCGAGGGCGAGACCTCCACCCCGGCCAGGCGCAGGCCGTTGGAGACTCGCTGGGCGCCGTGGGTGGGCCAGGTCAGGAAATGGGCCAGCACCCGTTCCTCGACCTCAGGCGCGATGCGGTTCGGATGCGGGCCGCGGGCGCCGCGGCGCTGCTCGACCAGCGAGGCGACGCCGCCCATCTGGAAGGCGCGGCGGACTTCGTAGAAGGTGTCGCGGTGGTAGCCCAT